AAGCAAACAGAACAGGCACAAACGCACCGCTAGGTGCTACAGGAAACACCGCAGGTGGTATAGCACCTAATGGAACAACGAGCGTTACTTCAACACCTGGCGGCGTTACACAATCAAATACATATAGTGGAGCAGCTCTTCCGACAGATCCGCCAGAAGTAATAGCTGATAAAAAAGAACGCTCTAGAATTTTTGCTGAATCCTTAAGAACTGTTGCTGGGTTCGACGATGAAAAAACAAAAGCAGCTATTGCTTGTGCAAATAGTGAAAGTAAAATTGATGTAAGAGAAGAGAGCAGCTACGGCGGCACATCTAACGAAAGAATTAGAAGTATTTTTAGTGCAGCTAGATCAGTAAGTGATGCACAGTTAACAGAAATTAAAAAAGATAAATTTCAATTCTTTGAACTTGTATATGGTAAAAATAGTAGCCTAGGACCGGGTATGGGTAACACAAGAGACGGCGATGGCGGCAATTATATCGGAAGAGGTTTAATACAACTTACTGGTAAAGGAAACTATGAAAGATACGGGTTTATTGCAGGCTTAGTTGATCCTGCACTAGAAAGCGAAATTAATCCTAAAGGTGTTACAATTGTTGATCAGCCAGGATTACTATTAAGTGACTTTAAAGTAAGTTGTGATGTTGCAGCAGCGTATCTAAAAGAACGCTACAAAGACAGAGGCCGCGGCGTAGTAGGAAATATGAGAATGGCAATTGCAGGAACAGAAAGAGGCTATGATCTTGCTATTGGTAAAGATAATGCATTTGTAGCACAAATGGATGACACCTGGATTTATAATTCAGATCCAAATGATGTAAAGCCTACATCTGTTGCATAGGAGAATAATATGTGTAATGTAGTAATACCAGCTAGTCCAGTAGTAAGTCCGAATGTACAAATTTGGGGTGAAGATTTAGGAGACCAATTAGAAACACAGCGTTTTAATTATGACGATCCTTTTGTGCAAGATTTAGAAGGTGATTATCCTACTAACGGCAATGGACAATTTTTAAGTTACAGTAATCAAAGTGCAGGCAGCGGAACAGTTCCTACAGGTAGCAGCTATCAAGACATCCCGGCAGAAACAGGACCAGTGCCTGATAATCCAGGATATGAAAAACTACTTGCAATACTAAACAATGTTCTCGGCCAAGATTGGAAAGAACGAGGAAATCCGGGAAACCCTAACATATTACAGTGTTATAGAGTATGCGGATTAGGATATAACCAAGATCAAAGTGCTATGAGTTATGCTTGGTGTGCAGCATTTGTTAGCTGGGCATTAGAGGAAGCCGGCATTGGTGGTTTAAAAAGCATGAGCTCTCAAGCATATAAAAATTATGGAGCGGAAGTAGGATGGAGAGACACGGCTCAACTTCGTCGAGGTGATGTAGCAGTTTTTAAATCAAAAACTAGAAGCGGCGGGCATGTTGGATTTGTTTGGGAAGTTGACAAAACTAATAAGAGATTTAAGATACTCGGCGGAAATCAAGGCGATAACGCAAAGATAAGTAATTATAGATTTGAATCAAAAAGTCAGTACACTCTAACAATTCGCAGAAATTGGGCAATACCGCCCGAGTTAGATACTCCAATTGACGGATCAAGTATTTCGGCCAGTGGCCAAGAAGACAGTACAGTTTAAGGGAAACGGCGATGGCAGAAATATACGAAAAAATAAAAATTAGTACACCTAGAAATGCACAAAACTACTTTGAAAGAGCATACAAAGGATTTAGTACAGTTAATCCTGATAATTCTAGTTTCAATTTGTATGACCTTGCAATTATTAAACAAGATATAATAAATCATTTTCATATAAGACGAGGTGAAAATCTCAGTAACCCTTCGTTTGGAACAATTATATGGGATGTACTGTTTGAACCTATGACAGAAGAATTAAAAACATTAATATTAGATGATGTTAATGCAATCCTTAGAAATGATCCTCGAGTTGTTGCAGAACAAGTACTAGTTGCTGAATATGAACACGGCATCCAAATAGATGCTACCCTAACATATTTGCCCTATCAGATAACTGAAAATTTAAGATTTCAGTTTGATCAAAAGAATGGGTTATTATAATAGCACTTAATCTAAAGCGATAAATACTGGTGTAGATAAAAGGAACGATAATGTCATCAACAGATAGACAAAACCGATTATTAGTGAATCAAGACTGGAAAAGAATATACCAATCTTTCCGTAATGCTGAATTTCAAAGTTACGATTTCGATACACTAAAGCGTACAATGATCAATTACCTAAGAAGTAATTATCCTGAGGACTTTAACGATTATATTGAAAGTTCAGAGTATCTTGCACTTATTGATATGATTGCATTTTTAGGTCAAAACCTATCGTTCCGTATTGACTTAAATGCAAGAGACAACTTTTTAGAACTTGCAGAGCGTAGAGAAAGTGTGTTACGACTTGCTAGGCTACTAAGTTATAATGCAAAAAGAAATCAAGCAGCTAACGGATTATTAAAAGTAGAATCGGTAAAAACTACAGAAGATATTATTGATGCCAATGGAACTAATATTTCTCTACAAAGTATTATTTGGAATGATCCTACTAATGAAAATTGGTTTGAACAATTTGTAAAAGTGATTAACGCTTCTTTACCAATTAATAATCAATTTGGTCGTCCTATTAGAACAGCAACAGTTGACAACATTCCTACAGATCAATATAGAATGGCAGGAGCGTCTAGTGACCTACCTGTTTATAGATTTGTAAAACTAATAGATGGAAAAAATATACCGTTTGAAGTATCGAGTATTGATTTAACCGAAACACAAATTCTAGAAGAAGCACCATTGCCAGGAAACAATATTAGTTTTGTTTATAGAGATGATAATCAAGGGTTTGGTAGTAGTAATACTGGATTGTTTTTTAAATTTACTCAAGGTATTCTAGAAGACGGAACATTCAATGTGCAAGCACCGTCGTCAAATCAAGCAATATCTGTTGACAGTGCAAATATTAATGAAACAGATGTTTGGTTGTATAAACTTAACTCTGGAGGAATTGAATCCGAACTTTGGTCAAGAGTAGACAATGTAAAAGGAAACAATGTTGTTTATAATAATTTAACAAAGGCTCAAAAAAATATATTTGGAGTTCTTACTAAATTAGATGATAAAATTGATTTAATCTTTGGCGACGGTATATTTGGAAATCTACCACAAGGAACTTTCCGCACTTATTTTAGAACCAGTGCAAACAGCAGTTTGACTATTACTCCTGCTGCTATGCAGAATATTACTATTGATATTGATTACATTTCAAAAAATGCAACAAGAGAAACTCTTACAATAGATTTAAGTTTAAAGTATACAGTAGCAAACGGCACATCCACTGAAACAAATCTAAGCATTAAACAAAATGCGCCAGCACTCTATTATACACAGAATAGAATGATTACTGCTGAAGATTATAACATTATGCCACTAACAGTTAACCAAGAAATTGTTAAGGCAAAAAGTGTAAACAGAACATCAAGCGGAATTAGTAGATACTTTGATTTAATTGATGCAACTGGAAAATATAGTACAACAAACATTTATGGCAGTGACGGTGCTCTGTACAAAGAATACTTTACTGACAAACAAGGATTTACCTTTAATACAACTGCTGATATAGAAAATGTTATTCTAAATACTATTGAGCCAATTCTAGGATCTAAATATGTTAGAAACTTTTATTACGATAAGTTTAACAGAACAAACTTTTCAAGTAACAGCTACAAATGGGTACAAACTGGTTCATCGCTTAATCAAACAAGTGGATATTTTGTAGATTCTGAACTAGGCAATCTGCCTCTAAAAGTCGGATCATTTACAAGCACAAACTTAAAAAATCTAACAATTGATAGTATGGTTAAGTTTGTTGCACCTGCAGGAATGATATTTGATAAAAATAATGACAATGCTCTAGTAACTAATACTAACGCTGTTATAAAAGGACAAGTAGAATACATTTGGACCAAAGTTATTAATATCACAGGCGAAGGTGACGGCAACGACAATATTGTTTTCAGTGATGCTATTCCTCTTAATGCAGTACTAGATAAAATTATACCTAGTCTTACAACTGCAATATCTTCAGATGTCCAAACACAAATGATAGATAGAATAAAAACATATAAAACATTTGCATTAAGATATGACACAGTTTTAGAACGCTGGAAAATAATTACAGAAAATAATGTTAATTTTGTAAATGAGTTTTCGCAGTCTAGAACAGGTGATACAACAAACCAAAGTTTGGATTCTAGTTGGATATTGCTATTTGAAACAAACGGCGATTCGTATACAATTAGTACAAGATCTCTAAGATATGTTTTTGAAAGTGATACAGAAGTGAGATTCTTCTTTGATGGCAGAGACAAAGTATACGATCCAAAAACAGGCAAAACAAAAATAGATACAATTCGTGTTCTAAATATCAATAACAAATTAGACGCTGAACAAGTATATCCGTTAACTACAGATTTTGATTGGGAAATATCTGAAAGTTTTAGAGACAGCGAAGGTTATATCAGTAGCAAGAAAGTAGAAGTAACATTTTTTGATTCAGACAACGACGGTGTAGTAGACGATCCAGATATATTTGATCAAATAGTTCTACCCGAAGTTAACGAAGCACAAAAGTATGTTAAACTTGAAAAATATTCTCCTTCTAGTGAAGTAGAAGACTACAAGTATACTGCTGCTACAGATGTAATTGAAATTAATAATCTAAACATTAGTGGCGATTACGATGAAGGTCAAGTATTCTTTAACACATCTACTGCAACATTTTATGAACTAGTTAACAGTAGATTAAAAATTACAAACGACTATCGAGCATTTGTTGGTAGAGACAATATTAAGTTTCAATACATACACAATGCAGATGAAACATATAGAATAGACCCTAGTAGTACAAATATAATTGATACCTATTTGCTTACTAAAACATATGATAGAGATTATAGAAAATATCTAGCAGGCATTACAAACACTTTGCCGTTACCATTAAGCAGCGATCAAATGTTCTTAAACTTTGGTCAAACTATTAATGAGAAAAAGTCGATTAGTGACGAAGTCATATACCATCCAGTTAAATATAAGCCACTGTTCGGAAACAAGGCAAGTACAGAGATGCAAGCAAAATTTAAAGTAGTAAAAAATACTAATGTTGTTATAACAGACAATCAAGTAAAAGCTGAAGTTGTACAATACATAAATGAATTTTTTGCACTTGAAAACTGGGATTTTGGAGACACCTTTTATTTCCAAGAACTTGCAACTTATATAACAGCTAAAATGACTCCGACAATTAACAGTATTGTTATTGTTCCTACAAGTGTTAATCAAACATTCGGAAGTCTATTTGAAATAAAAGCAGAGTCAGATGAAATTTTTGTTAGCGCAGCGCAAGTTGACGATGTAGAAATTATTTCAGGAATTACTGCATCTCGATTAAGAGCAGGAGATGGTAACATCGTTGTTTCGGACAACAGTTCTGCTATCGGTATACAAAGTGCTGATACTACATTGACTAGCGGAGGCTATACTAACTAATGGCATATAATGATCAAAATGAATATCCTGTGGGAGATGACAAAAATAAGTCTGATAAATTTATTCCTAGATATTTTAGAACGCTACCTAATAAAAAATTCTTAGAATCAACTCTTGATCAGATTATTCAACCCGGTACAGCTGAAAAATTAAATTCGTACTACGGAGATATAACTGCAAAAGGTTATACTGCAACTGATACTTATATTCAAGAAAACAACAAACTAAGAAATGATTATCAGTTTACACCGGCTACAGTAGTAGAAGACGAACTCGATAATGTTTTATTTTATAAAGACTATATTGATTACATTAACCAAATCAGCAATCTAAAAGGCACAACAGCTAATCATAATCACCTAAACGAGCATGAATATTATAGTTTAGATCTGCATATTGATTTTGATAAGTTTGTTAATTTTAGAGAATACTATTGGTTGCCTTACGGACCTCAGACTATTTCTATTGCAGGTCAAAGCAAGGATGTTGTAAGCACATATACTGTTAGTAAGCAAGACAATGATGATAACTTTTCTTATGTGTTTAGTCCTGACGGGCTAACAAATAATCCAGACCTTTCGTTAATCCGTGGGCAAAAATATGTTTTTGAATTTAATGACATTTCTGATATGCCTTTGGATATTAGAGTTCAGCGTCCGGGCACTGAAGAATTTACATATAATGACGGCGTAGAATATTTTGAAGATAGAATAGAATTTACAGTACCTGTTACTGCACCTGATGTTCTTTACTATGTAAATGAAAATGATGTAAATGCTAGTGGCATTTTTAAAATACTTGATCTTATAGAAAATAGTTCTGTTGATGTTGAGCAAGAAATCCTAGGCAAGAAAACTTATACCAGTGGAAACAAAATTAGATTTTCAAACGGAATGAAAGTTGCATTTGCAGGTGATGTTACGCCCGAAAAGTATGCTACAGGACAGTGGTATGTAGAAGGCGTTGGCGAAGCTATCAAGCTAGTTCATGAAGATGATTTGTTTTTTCCTTCTAGCTACAATGCAGACCTAAACATTCCGTTTGATTCAGATAGGTTTGACAGACTTCCTTGGGAAGATGCAAGTGGCTATGCCGGCACTAAAGATTATATTGTAAGCAACAGAGCAAGCCACGATAAAAGTTACTGGGCAAGATCAAATAGATGGTTTCATAGATCTGTAATAGAACAGGCAGCAATAGCAAACGATCAAGTACCAGTAATTAATGAAACTTTAAAAGCTAAAAGACCTATTATTGAATTTGAAGCAGGGCTAAAATTATCTAACTTTGGTACAGTTGCAAAACAAGATGTAGACTTAATTGACGATATTACAACCGATGTGTTTAGTATTATAGAAGGCACTACAGAATACAACATTGATGGTATAGATATCCAAGAAGGTATGCGTATCCTATTTACAGCAGATACTGATGTATTGGTTAAAAATAAAATTTATGAAGTAAAAAGAATAAACTTTAATAATAATCAAAATCAAATTTCTCTTATAGAAACTGTTGACAGCGATCCTCTAGTACACGAAAATGTTTTAGTAAAAAATGGGGTTACAAACAAAGGATACATTTATTTCTTTGACGGCACGAATTGGGTAGAAGCTCAGGAAAAAAAACAAGTAAACCAGTCCCCGTATTTTGATCTATGCACACAGGACGGTGTATCAATAAACAGTTTAGAAAGTGTTAATCAAATTGGTTCTAAAATTGTTTCTTATCAAGAAAACACTGCAACTACAGATACAGAACTAGGCTTTGGAATCACCTACAGAAGTTTAGAAAACATAGGTGACATTGTATTTAAATTTAATCTATTAGATGATACAATTACATATCAAGTTAATAACCAGCAAGTGTCAATTGAAAGTGATCAACTGTTATTAAAAAGATATACAACTAAAGATGATTTTAATTATGTAAATGCTTGGACAAAGGCCAAGTCGTTAAGTAAACAATTGGTTATTAGACAGTATATTGCAGAAGAAGATCAAACAACTTTTGAAATAGATGTATACGATAATAGTGCTAATTTAACTGACTTGTATATTAGAGTTTATAAGAATGATAAACTTTTAGTAAACACAGTTGACTATGACATTATTAACTTTGATAATATAGCTAATGTTATACTTAAAACTTCGTCAAACACAGACGATGTAATACTATTAAAAACTTACAGTAACTCTCCAAAAAACAACAATGGTTATTACGATCTTCCAATTGGGTTACAAAACAATCCAAATAACAAAAACATGGAGTCGTTTACATTTGGCGAAATGAATGATCATGTTTCTACAATTGTAGAATCTATTGAAAATATCGGCGGAGTATTTCCAGGTTCAAGCAATCTAAGAGACTTTGGAAAAATAGCAAATCTAGGATCTAAATTTGTAAAACACAGTGGGTTGTTTAATTTAGCAAACTTCCATTTAAATGACGAGTCTGCTAATATAGTTTCTGCTATTGAATTTAATAAAAAAGAATATTCTAAATTTAAAAGAGAGTTTTTAGATGTTGCAAGTACACTAGGATATGATGGTCCAACAAAAGATCATGTAGACCTAATACTTCAAAAAATTAATTATAATAAAAATAACAGTATGCCTTTTTATTTTAGTGATATGCTAGGCTACAATAATGCTGTTAGTACAGAACACAAAGTATTTGATACTAATAATAGATTCTATCCGTTAAGTAAAATTTTTACACTGGATGATTTATCTATTGAAAGTGTAAATGTGTATCATAATGATATTCAAATTGCACACGGCAGAGACTACACATTTAATACAGAAGGATTTATTGTATTATCAGATGACTATGTTGTAGAATACAATGACATTATAGAAATTTATGAATACTCTACTACTGACGGGTCTTATATTCCGCCAACTCCTACAAAGCTAGGGTTGTATCCAAAGTATGTTCCAGAAATTTATGTCGACGATACCTATAAAGAACCGAGAAAGGTAATTCAAGGACACGACGGTAGTATTAGAATAGCATACAATGATTTTAGAGATAATCTATTACTTGAATTAGAAATGCGTATCTACAATAATGTTAAAGTAGAGTATGATGAAAAGATCTTTGACATTTATGATTATGTTCCTGGTGAGTTTAGAACAACAAAATTTACAAAGCAACAAATTGATAATGTTTATATAGACGACTTTGTTAATTGGCTTAACCTAGTTGGTAATCCTGATTATACAGAATATGATTCGTTCTTTAACAGTGGTGATGCATTTACTTTCAACTATTATGCAAGCAATTCGCCGAATCTAAACACTCTTCCAGGATATTGGAGAGGAATTTATGTAGATGCATTTGATACTGATCGTCCTCATACACATCCTTGGGAAATTTTAGGATTTAGTATAGAGCCAAAATGGTGGAAAGAAGTATATGGGCCTAGACCGTATACTGTTGATAACTCGCCAATGTGGCAAGATCTTGAAAAAGGTATTGTTAGGGAACCAAACAAGCCTTTGGTAATTAGAGATAAGTTTAAACGCCCTGGCTTATCAGGGTTCCCACCAGTTGACGAACAAGGTAGATTACAGAATCCTTTAAACAGTGGATATTTGAGAAACTTCTCAAACAACAGTATCAAGAGCAAGTTTAAATTTGGTGATTATGCTCCTGTAGAATCTGCATGGAGACGCAGCAGCAACTATCCGTTTGCACTACTAAAGAGTTTAATTGTTAATAGACCAAGTCATGTATTTGGTGTAGGGTTTGATAGAAGCAGAGTAACAAGAAACTTTGCAGGACAATTAGTATACGGTGATACCAACAAGCCTATTGAAATTCAAAACATACAATTTCCTAATACAATTGATGACAATGAAAGAGTTCAAACAGCAGGCCTAGTTAACTTTATTGCAAATTACCTATACAACAATGTTACAAAAAGTTTTACTTCTTATGTTGAAAGTGTAAATGCAATAGATAACAAAATAGGTCTACGAGTAGGCGGCTATACAAACAAAGATAAATTTAATCTTTTGTTAGACAGTAGATCACCTTTTAATCAAACTAATGTTTTTGTTCCTACAGAAGATTATAAAGTATTTTTAAATAAAAGCACCGCAACTGAAGTAGTATCTTATAGTGGTATTATTATAGAAAAAATATCTTCTGGATTTGTAGTACGAGGATATGATAAATTTGATCCTGTATTTAAAATTTACCAGCCTATTAAAACTAATAAAGATCCTGTGATCAAAGAAGGCGGCACTAGTGAAACTTTTGCAGAATGGGATAGTGAAAAACTATATCTAGCAGGAAACTTAGTTAGATACGAAGGAAGGTTTTATAGAGCTAGAGAAGATCATACCAGTGGACAAACTTTTGACGGCAATCTGTTTGTAGAAATTGCAGAAGTACCAACAGTTGGCGGCGTAAGTGCAGTTATTCCTAAATCATTTAGCACAGAAATTAGTTATGTAAACTATGGTACAACATATAATACTATTCAAGAAGTAATAGACTTTATCGCAGGCTATGAACATCATTTAATAAAAACAGGATTTATTTTTGAAACATTTAGTCCTGAATTAGAAACAGTTCAAAACTGGCGCATGAGTATGAAGGACTTCTTATTCTGGACCACACAGAACTGGCAGGAAAACAGTGTCATAACACTAAGCCCTGCTGCTGAAACGCTAAAGTTTTATAAAGAAGACTATATTGTAGACAACATCTTTAACGAGTTGTATGCAAGTATTCCTTTGAATAGTTCAGGAAAAATGATTAATCCTGCTAATCTTTCTTATAGTAGAATTGAAAAAGAATTTATTCTGCAACCCAAAGATACACTGGAAGGTATTTTCTTTTCTAAATTACCATTAACACAAAAAGAACACATTGTACTGTTAAACAACGAAACTGTGTTTAAGGATATTATTTACAATCCTGTACAAGGATATAGACAGAAGCGTATTAATGTTTTAGGATACAGATCGAGCAACTGGGACGGTAGTATTAATGTTCCAGGATTTATAATCGACGATGTCACAATCTACAACTGGGAAGAAAACACAGATTATCGCATTGGTGATATTGTAAAGTTTAAGAAAGACTTTTATGTTGCGCTAGAAAATGTTCCCGGTACAACTGAGTTAGAACTTAAAAACTGGGCAGTGCTAGACAGCAAGCCAGAATCAAAAATGTCTCCAAATCTTGAGTATAAAATAAATCAGTTTGCAGACTTTTATGATTTAGATACAGATAATTTTGATGTAGAACAGCAGCGTATTGCACAGCATCTAATCGGATATCAAAAAAGATCTTTCTTACAAAATATTATCAAAGATGATGTAAGTCAGTACAAATTCTACCAAGGATATATCCAAGAAAAAGGTACTAAGAATTCTCTAACTAAATTGTTTGATGCACTAAGCAATTCAGAACAAGACAGTCTAGAGTTTTACGAAGAGTGGGCATTGCGTACAGGCTCGTATGGAGCAATAGACGGAATACAAGAACTTGAATATATTCTAGATGAAAGTAAGTTTAGACTAACACCGCAACCGATTGAAATTACAACTCAGATATCTGATCAAAGTCTTGATTTGATATATAGACAATCGTTAAACGATGCTTACCTAACGCCTGAAGATTATAATACTAATAATGCATTTCCTTCTTCTACAAATGTAAAGGAAATTTTACCATCTGCCGGATATGTTAACAGTGATGATGTAGATTATGAACTTGCAACCTACACAGATTTAACTTCGCTAACTGCTACTGAGCTAGAACAAGGTGACTATTTTTGGATAGGCAATGTAAATAATGATTGGGATGTTTTTGAACTAGTAAACACAGACCTAATACCTACTATAACAACAGAAGGCACACAGTCAAAACTAACATTTAACAAAGCACATGATCTGTCACTGGGTGATATCTTCATTATTGCTAGTGAAAATTCTAGTGAAGATGTTTTTAGAACTGTTTTAAAAATTGAAAATGATGCTGTATATGTTGCTAGCACTACTGATAATTTTGATCAAGAACTAGCAACAATTGTACCAATTCGAAAATTTGAATCAAGGCGTTATGCTGATATTACTGAGTTATCAGCTGCAATTAACAAAAATCTAAACACTACTAGAGTATGGGTAGACACTACTTCGTCTAATTGGGGCGTATACGAGAAACAAAACTCTGTACAAGACCTAGTTTATAATCGTAATGCAAGTGATAAGTCAAGCGGATGGTATACAGATTTTGATGTAAATTCTAGAAATACCTTACTTGTTGTAGGCGACAGTGACGAAAATACTGTTACTTTACACAACAGAGGTACAGATAGTATAGGCTTTATACAAGAAGGGGTTATTAAACAAACAGACGGACTTGCAGACACACAAGGATTTGGTAATAGCGTTGCAGTTTCAAAAGACGGAAAGTATATTGCAATCGGAAGTCCGTCGGCTACAAATATTAAAACTAAATTCGCAGGCGACTGGACAGAAACAGAAAGCTATAATGTTACTGATGTAGTAAAACATAACAACAGTTATTGGACAGCTACTCAAACTGTGTTGGCCAAAGAAGATGATCAACCATTTAACAGCTATCATGCGTATCCGTTAATACAGGATGATCTATCAGATAGTACCACACCTAATATATTGTTAGCAGGTAACTATCCGCTAACTAATACAATAGCTGACCACTTTTTAATTCGCGCAACTGAAGCTGAGTACAAAGCTGTACCTATAAACAGTGAATTAAAACTAAACTGGAATAGATACAGTGTTAGTTACATTAACCCGTTGATCCAAGTCAACCCATTTGAAGGTACAGTTGGCGGCCTAGACTATACATGGTTAACTGGGCGTCATGCAATTGTAGACAAAGTAGATTATATATTTAAAGTTGACTTTGCTCTAATCACTCCTGTAGTAGGCGACATAATACAAACTGACACAGGCCAAGGCGAAATAAACTATATCTATTCGCAGGGTAACGGGTTTGTTGTTTACTTGAAAAATACTAGCGGATCGTTTACACAAACAGGAACTTTCAAAACTCCTTTAGAAATTGAAATTGGTGAGTACACTCTAGAAGCACCGACAGACAGTCATAGTTCGCTTGGCGGCTATTGGATGATTAGTACTGATAGTATTAATCCTGTTGGTGTGCAGTTTAGAGATGTAGTAGTTGACAACAATCCTGGACTTATAGTTGTAGATATTTTAAAATACGAAAATGGGTTAGTTGATAGTAGAACTGCTGCATCTTATTATAGCATTGGCGAAGACATTGGCACAACTGGCCAAATACAGTCCGGCAATGACAAAATAAGTTTGATTGGTAGATTTGAAGCTCCGGATCCTACATTCCCAGTTCCAGCAGGCTATGAATTTTCTAACAAATGGTTTGTAAGACTAGGCCCAACTGCTCCAAACTACACACTGATAGGACAAGCAATTAACTTACAAGAAAACACTTTCTTACAAAATGTAAGTTGGAATGAATTTGGAATAGTTAATGATTTAAATGATCCTATTTTTAATAACACTCATACTGTTACTGATTATGTAGATGGGTATTTAAAAGTACAACTACAAGCTGACCAAGTAGGATTACATAACTTTGAAAGAGGAGACCAAATTGAAATAGTTGACTCGGGTGCTATATTAACAGTTTGGCACGCTAGTCTTGATCTAGGAACTCAAGAACAAACATTGTTTGTAAACTGGGATCAAAGCTCACCTAGCTTTAACCTAGCATTAGGATCGTTATTTGGCGACAGTTCATCTATTATTAGAAAGCGTTCAGGAGAAGTAGACAGAACTGCTGGGTTCTTAGTTGAGTCGAGTGTGTACAATGCACAAGTAAACGGTGCATCTAATAATCTTTCAAAACTAATTGTATTCGATAGCAGAGAACATGTAGTAGATCCTGCAAACGCATTAACTTTTGATTTACCGCCAAATCTTACATCTAATGAATTTATAGAAAATTATGAATATTGGGTTGTTCCTACACAGTTAACACAAATAGGTGCAGACAGACCTGCTCAAGAACCTACCCCATTTAATCAAAACTGGAAATTTACTTCTAAGTTGTCAGTAGAAGCAACTGGCACAAGTGGCGCACATACAAATACTGGATTTGTAAGTATCTATGAAAGACTTGAACCAAATGTTTATTCTGTTGCATCTAGATTTGTTTTACCATATGATTTTGATAATTTTGGAGAACAATTAAAGTTTACTAATGTAAATGGTGTTGATATACTGCTAGCAAAAGCAGACGATCAAATTGTTTTTGTTAAAAACGGAACAGAAGGTGATGTTACTTATGATTGGGAATTAAGTTTAGACCCCAACTTTAGAGGTGAGTTTGATTCAACAGCAACATACTACACTGGCGATATAGTTATTCAGACATCCAAACTTTATCAAGCACAAACAGTAAGTACAGGAGCGTTTGATATTTCTAACTGGCTAGAAATTGATAATGATATTGACTATACAGGGTATATTCCTAAAACAAACACAGTAGGCAGTGATAGTAGATTTACAGGGTTTACTAATTTCGGTTCTAAATATGAAGTTAGCGATAATGGACAAGTACTAGCAGTGTATGCAGAAAATGCAGGCGACGACGATGTTACTATCTATAGATATACAAACAACAGTTATAGATTTAGTGATACTATTTCAATTGTTGATACTGCTGTTAACGACGGCGAGTACCTGCATAGTTTTGCACTATCAGCAGATGGTAAAAGAATTGCAATAGGTTCCTACAAAGAAGATACTGAAAACGGCTACGATAGTGGATTTGTAAAAGTATACAATTACAACACAACTGCACAAGAATGGCAACTAGCACATACTCTATTAAGTCCTCAAAAGGATGATGCTGAACAATTTGGCTTTGATGTAGCATTTATAGGAAACAACATTGCTGTTTCTAGCTTATTTGGCAATAAAGAAACTGTTAGGTCGTTTAGTGATGGTACAATATTTGATGGCGGATTTACTAGATTTGTAGAAAACGCTTATGACATTGGACAAGTTTATGTATTTGAAGAAGTGGCTGGAAATTATCTATACAGTTATGAAATAGATTTGTCAACTAATATAAGCAAAGAAATTCGCACTAACAAAGCACACTTGTATGGTATTGATAGATCTAGCACAACACCTGTGTTTAGTGATATTAGAATTATAGGTACAAGTTGGACTAAAGTTAGAGAACAACTACCAGTTGTACAAGTCAACAAGTTTAAAGGACCATTTATATACGACAAGGCTCAAAATGAGTTTATTAGTAATTTGGAAATTATTGATCCGCTACAGGGAAAAATTTCTGGAGTTGCAGAACAAGAACTACGATACAAGTCTAAATGGGACCCGGCAATCTATACTAATGTTTCAGAAGACGAAACACTAATCCAGGATAGCTTTAAATCTTGGGGTCCATTACAAGTAGGACAACTTTGGTGGGATATTACTAATGCAAGATTTAAAAATGCATATCAAGGAACTTCTACATACCAAGCAAATAACTGGAACACTTTATTTACAGGTGCAAGTATTGACATTTACGAATGGGTAGAATCAGATCTAACACCTGAATCATGGGATGAAATTGCAGACACTGAAGAAGGTTTAATCAAAGCTATTAGTGGACAGGTTAAAAATGGTTATGATACTTATGTAAGTAAAAAAGTATTTGATAGTGTAAAACAAACTTTTAAAAACAAATACTACTTCTGGGTTAAAAACAAAAAGACTATTCCTAATGTACAAGAGCGTGTTACATCAGCATTTGATGTTGCTCAGTTTATTGCTGATCCTAGAGGTCTAGGAATTAAATTTATAGAACTACATTCACCAAATAGATATGTAGTTAACAACATGGCTAAGTTTATCAAAGGTAAAGATACTGTTGTTAACTTTACATGGTGGACAATTGATAACCAAGAACAAAACATTCATAATCAATACCAGCTACTTAGTGACGGGTTGTATACAAGCAAACCTTATCCGCAGTTGACTGAAAAGTGGTTTGATAGTTTAATTGGATTTGACAAAAATCTCAAAGAAGTGCCTGATCCAAATTTATCGCCAAAACTAAAATACGGGACACTTTCGAGACCGAGACAAAGTTGGTTTATTAATAGACTAGAAGCACTTAAAATTGTAATTGAAAGAGCAAACCTAGCTCTTAGCAAAAAGATTATTGTTGACGACTATGACATTTCTAAACTAAAAGAATTAGATCAAGAACCTAGTGCAAGTGACAGATTGTATGATCATATAGTAGATGCAGATATTGATTTACAGTTTATCGGTACAAACAAATTTGTACAAGCAGTGCTTGAGCCTGTTTTTGAAAATGGCAAACTAGACAGCGTTAACATTGTTGAAGCTGGAAACGGATATATTGATCCGTCATTTGTTGATGGCGATAGCGTTAGAAAAGGTCCAAAGATTAGTGTTGTTGGTACAGGAACAGGCGCAGAAGCTGAATGTACAATTAATGCACAAGGCAAAATTATAAGTGTTAGAGTAATATCTGAAGGATTAGGATATGATTCTAATTCTTATATTGATGTAAGAGGATTAACAGCACTAATTCGTAATGATATTACTATTAATAATAAATGGGCACTAGCGCAGTATAATAGTAATTTAAAATTATGGGAAAGAAAAACTACTCAAAATTATGATGTTACTTTATATTGGGATTATGTAGATTGGTTTGCACCAACATACAATCAATTTACTGAAGCAGACTTTATAATTGAATATCCATATCAGCTAGAACAACTGGATGATACTATAGGCAGTATTGTAAAGATTAATAACACAGGTAACGACGAATGGCTGCTACTGAAAAAAGTAGATGATCAGTTTGCAGTTGATTACAGTGTTAATTATGAAACTGTAGGTCGACAAAACGGAACAGTTAAAATTGATAAAGGCTTGTATGACTTTGCAGACACTATCAGCGGCTTTGACGGCTATAGCTATGATACTACAATATATGACGGAGTACCAGTTAAAGAAACAAGAATTATTCTAGAAACTATTTTTGATAATATTTTTGTTGACGAATTAGAATACGAGTACAACCAAACTTTTATTGCTTCTCTAAGATACATTCTAAGTGAAGGACAAAAGCCAGACTGGTTATTTAAAACTAGCTTTGTAAAAGCAAAACATAACTTCGGCGAACTAGAACAGAAAGTGCATTTCCAAAATGACAATCTAGAAAGTTATGAAGATTATGTAAACGAAGTTAAACCGTTTAAAACAACACTAAGAGAATATGTAAGCAGCTACGAAAAAGTAGAAAACAGTAGATCTCAAATTACCGACTTTGATCTAATGCCTTGGTATGATGAAGCCAAAGGAAAGATATCACCAAAAACTGCATATATACAAAACGGTTCATTGGTACTACTCGACGGCGAGCAAGAACCTTGGAAGTCATGGTTTGATAACGCAACATATTATGTTGATGAAATTCAAATAAGCAATAGAGGTACTGGATTTGTTAACGCACCTCTTATAGATTTACAAGGCGGTGGTGGTACCGGTGCAAAGGCAGTTGCTTATGTAAGCAGCGGAAAAATAACTACTATTGAAGTAACGCATCCTGGTTCAGGATATACTAGTGCGCCTACAGTAGTGTTTGTAGGAAACCAAGAAGAAGGCAGTGTACCTGCCACTGCCACTGCTATTATAAAGAATGATACAATTCGTAAAACACACACTACTATTAAGTTTGATAGAATAAGTGGTCAAGCAAAGTATTTAGATTTATCTAAAACAGAAACATTTACAAGTACTACTAATCAGCAAATGTTTACTTTAACTTGGCCAATGGATCTAAATGTTTCAAATATTGAAGTAACAGTAGACGGCGAAGAAGCACTACAAAGTGAATACACATTTAACAACAAAGTTGATGCAAACTTTAATGATTATACAATCTATAAAGGATATATTAACTTTACTGATCCTCTAATCATAGGCAAGACAGTATCTGTTAAATATTCAATTGATCCTGCGTTTCTTTCAGCAGCAGATAGAATACAAAATCTCTATAAGCCAGTTGCTGGCATGCCGGGCTTTACACAAAACGCAGACGGTACTGATAACTTAAACCAAATGCTAGACGGAATAGACTACGGCGGCGTTGAAATTACAAGTTTTGATTTTGACACAGAAGCTGGGTGGGATGCAGACGAATGGTATTCAAGTGCCTGGGACACATTCAGCGGAACATTTGAAGATGAGATTATAAGATTCGATGGTACTACTACTTTAGAATTAACTACAGCTTTAGAGTCCGGTATAGTTTATAATGTTTATATAAACAATGTAAAAGTTGATGATCCTGATTTTGGAACACCGCAACAAACTAACAATGATGCTATACTACAAAGCATTACAGGCGACGGAGTAACTACACAGATTGATGCTAGTACCTGGGGTCTTACACAAGGCGATATCATTGCTGTAAGAAAAATCACCAGTGACGGTACATTCTTACCAGACGGTGACAGTTACGACTCGCAGCTTTCCGGTGGCACATTTACATACGGAAACGCAGCAGGTATAGCAGCAGGCGAAATTATTATCGACGGCGACGGCTTTGTTACACCAACTACTTCTAAGAGCACAGACGAACATGTTCCAGGACAGATGTTAGATACTGTTGACATCAAAGTCTATGACCGTATAGGAACAGGACAAGGTGTAATAGTTACTAGAACACATTACTTTGACGGTGATGTAGAATATGCAACATTGAATACACTGAATAGTCAGCTAACAAGTTTACAAACAAACTACACTACTCAAGAAACTACACTAGAATCTTTAAACAGTCAACTAGATTCTCTTAATAGCGAACTAGAAGTGTTAGAAGACAACCTTGCTGCTGCAATATTATTAAGAGATCAAAATGATCTTACACAAAGTGCGTATCTAAGTTTAGTTGCACAAGTTGACAATCTGCAATCTCAGATTGATGCTAAAAATGCTGAAATATCTAGTTTACAATCTCAACTTAGTGCAAAACAAGCAGAACTTAATACTATAAATGCAAACTTAACAACACAGCAGCAAACACTGTCAACACTAGAAGGTGAGCTAAGTACTCTAAACAGTGATCTGACAAGTTTACAGCAACAGTTAACATCTGCACAAAACGATCTGCAGAACTATCTACCTAGTGACCCGGAGTATTCTGCACTACAAGCAGAAATATTATCTCTACAAAGTCAAATACCTTCAGTACAGAGTCAGATATCTAGCAAACAGAGTCAAATTGCAAGTGTGCAATCTCAAATACAATCACTAGAATCGCAGCAATCATCTGTACAGTCTCAGATATCATCCTTACAAAGTCAAATACAAGGCATAACAAGTGAAATATCATCATTGACTAGTCAGAGGACAGCAGTCGAAGGACAAATTTCCAATTATGAATTTGATTATCAACAATATGTTAATGCAGTAAATGCAGCACAATCTCAAGTAAACAACAAACAATCTGAAATATCTGCAAAACAGGCTCAGATTTCGACACAAACAACTGCGGTATTAAATATTCAAAATGCAATTGTCGACAAGCAAGCAGAAATTGTAGTTGCACAAACTGAAATTGATGCATTAAATGTTGCACTAGATATTGGATACACTCCGGTAAAAGAAGAAAGTCTAATTGTAAGATTAACCAATAATGAGTATTCTAACAAAGTTTTGGACTCTAGTGATTACACTATTGATTATGTTAATAAAACAGTTACGCTCAATACTACTCCGCCTAAAAACACAATTATTACTACTCTAGTAATAGGGTCAAATGGCTCTGGCATACTAGACAGCGGCACATTTGTAGGTGACGGTAGTACAACACAATTCTTAACAACATTAACCTATACTGAAGGCACAAGCGCATTTGTTACTGTTGATGGTAAAAAATTAAGTGTGTTACTATCTGAAGGTGATGTATCGGGTGTAAGACTTCTACAAAGCACAGAAGAATACGAGTATGAAAATGCATTTATACTTGATTTTGGACAAGCGCCTGCTGCGGGAAGTTTAATCAACTATACAATTTATGGACAAGAAACACAAACATTTAGTGAAATTACAATTGATAAATTTACTGGAGACGGCAGTACAATAGACTTTACGCTATCGCAACAGCCGTTTACTAGTGTTCCTGTAGATACAAAAGTATTGGTTCTTAAAAATAACAGTATTTTAGATACAGGATATAACACATTGTTTACTGCAACAGCAGATAGATTTAACGCAATAAGCGAATTTGCTATTCCATACTTTAGTAAAACTCCTGAAGAAATTGAAGTTTACATAAACGGTGAGTTGCAAACACATACAGTAAGTTATAGATGGTATACTGAAAATAGCACAGTTGAATTGTTTGACGGTTTCTATAGTGTAGGAGACAGTGTTGAAGTTTACACTGTAAACAAGAACTATAGAATTACTGACGGGGTATTACGCCTTACAGAAGTTCCAGCAAGTAATGATTTGATTAATGTTTACCAATTTAGCGAGCATGACATATTAGATGTTAAGCGTTCAACAACTACAAGTCTAAAAAGGCAAACTTTAGTTGTAGGTACAGAAGACTGGAAAACATATAGTCAAAGTAGTTTAGGTATTATAGAACTAGGATCTCCAGTTCTCAACGAAGCGTATGTTTGGGTAGCACTAAATGGAGAGCTTCTAAGCCCAACAACAGATTATGGGCTAGTTGACGGCAACGAGCTAGTTAAAATTTACAAGAAAATCAACAACGGTGACGAGATTGATATAGTACATTTTAGTGGATCAGTAAATGTAGAAAGATTTGCTTACAAAATCTTTAAAGATATTCTTAATAGAACACACTACAAGAGAATTAACAAGGCTACTGAAACTGTATTAGATCAACCATTAAATGTTACAGATTTAAGAATCTATGTAACAGACGGAAGTGTCCTAGATGAACCTAACAAGACTCTAAATTTACCAGGTGTAATTTTTATCGACGGCGAAAGAATCGAATACTTTGTCAAAGAAGATAATGTATTGAGACAGGTCAGACGCGGCACACTAGGCACAGGTGTAAATAACACTGTTCCTGCAGGCACAACTGTAAGTAATCAAGGTCGAGGCGAAACTATTCCTTACAACGATAAAACAATTGTACAAGAATTTACCGGCGACGGTTTAACCAGTGACTTTGAATTAGACTTTTCAGCTCAGTACGGAGTTAATCAGTTTGAAGTATTTGTAGGTGGCAAGCGTTTGAGAAAAACAGAATTATCTAAGTATAACTTTAACATTGCACAAACAAGTCCAGAAGCAGATGAAATTCTTCCACCGGAGTTTAGTGTACACGGTTCGCAAGACAATATACTAAGACTGTTAAATGTGCCAGAAGATGGTTTAACAATAAAAGTTGTAAGAAAAGTAGGCGTCCAGTGGAGACAAGAAGGAGTTTCTATGGTAGATAGTAAAACTAGAATATCATCTTTCTTACGAGATGCAACATCCGGTTTGCCCGAATAAATACATATGTTAGTTGAAAGAGAGACTTATAATGCTAAATGATAAACACGGTGTAATGGTTCAAGGCCATATTAAGATTCACGATCCAGAATCGGGCGAAACTATTATTGACAAGCGTAATGCTATCCATTACGAAAATATGAGTATAGCACTTGCTGAAAGTATTGCAAATCAGGGAAGTGGTTTTGTTTGGAGTATGGATTTTGGCAACGGCGGCACTAACTTAGATCCTAGCGGTGTTATTACATACTTAACACCAAACAGCACAGGAACAAATGCAAGTCTCTATAATAAAACATTTAGTAAAGTAGTTGCAGATAGTCCGTCAAACACTGATAAAGTACGCAACAAAATTGAAACACGCCATGTAAACGGTACAAATTACACAGATGTCTTTATTACTTGCTTATTAGATTACGGCGAGCCAGAAGGACAAGATGCATTTGACACAACTGACAACAATGATAGCTTATATGTATTTGATGAATTAGGATTGCGTAGTTATTCTAATACAGGTGAGGGCAAACTTATTACACATGTAATTTTTCACCCTGTACAAAAATCTCTTAACAGACTAATTCAAATTGATTATACAGTAAGAATCCAAAGTTTAACAGGATTTAATGAGGGATAATAGATGCCATATACAATAAAACATACTGACGAACCGGCTAACGGATCTATTACGGTAGAAGATAGAACAATTGACGAAACTACAAGTCTCGGGTTCCCCGGAAAGAATGTTACAGCATATGGCACAGTAATTGGCGAAAACTTTTTACATCTATTAGAAAATTTTGCTGCACCAAATGCTCCTCGTAATCCTGTTGCAGGACAACTTTGGTACGACACTACGCCGGGCCAAGAACAGCTTTATGTATATGATAGTAGTTTAAATCCAGTTGCAGCCGGTGGTGTCAAAAAAAGTACAGCAGAACCTGCTGCAAGTAATAGTTTAATCGGTGACCTTTGGGTTAACACCAACAGTCAACAGCTTTATCTATACACTGGCAGTAATTGGTTACTAGTAGGTCCTGAGTTTAGTCAAGGACTGAGTACAGGATTTAAAATCCAAGAAGTTGTAGGTAAAGATAATTTTACCTACACCGTTATGGTTATTGAAGTTAAAGCAAAACCAGTAGTAATTATTAGTTCAAATAGTTTTGAACCTAAAGCAGCTATTGCAGGATTTGCTACAATTGAGCCAGGAATAAATCTAAGTACAAACGACATAAACAGTCAAGGTATTGCACAATATAATGGACCATCTAATACTGCGTCAAATCTACTAGTCGGAAACACAACAGTGCCTAGCACAAGATTTGTTCGTAACGATACAGAAAACACACTTGAAAAAGTATTAAAAATTAGAAACAACAACGGCCTAAAGTTAGGCGAAGGACAAAACTTTAATCTAACAGTTGACGGTGCTAGCGGTAGTATTACAAATACTAACGAATCTAGCAGTATAGATATAAGATTAAATGTAGGAACAGGTATTGCTCCAGTAGTGCGTGTAAACGCAGATAAGACTGTGGGAATTAATAAAACAGATCCGCAAGAAACATTGGATGTAAACGGTAATATAAAAACAAACCAAAAGTTATTGATATCAGGTACCGAAGATGCTACATCAATAACTACCGGTAGTTTACAGACATCAGGTGGAATAAATGTATCCAAAGGACTTTATGTCCAAGGAAACACAAAGCTAATAGGCGAAACAACAGTTACTAGTAGTTTATTGCCGGCTACAAATAATACTGCCAATTTAGGAAGTAATACAAACAATTTTGGATCAGTATATGCTTCTACATTTTATGGTAACTTGGTAGGTAACATTAGTGGTACAGTTACAGGACAAATGAATGGACCTGCTACTTCTCTAGTTAGTCCAACTGTGTTTAGTTTAACAGGCGATGTCTCAAGTAACAGTATTAGTTTTAATGGACAACAAACAGGCGGCGTAGCAACATTTACAACACAAATTGATAATGGATTTATTAATAATAAAACAGAAGCAACAACTATTTCACCTTCAGACGAGTTACTGATAAATCAACCCGATGATGTTAATGAACCATTAAAGAAAGTAACTCACGCAGCATTGCTTTCAAGTATTCCAAAAATGCCACCGGGTATAATTATGCCTTATGCTGGCGATACAGATCCTGATCCTACTGCATTGGGCGGTGGCGTATGGTTACTATGTGACGGCAGAGAAGTACTAATAAGTGCGTACCCAACATTATATGCAACAATCGGAAGTAAGTTTAAAGGTGTAACAGCACCAGCACACTTCGGACTACCGGATATGAGAGGCCGTGTGCCAATGGGTGCAGATAATATGGGAGGCACAAGTGCTAACCGTGTTACTGCTGCTGAAGCTGACATTGTAGGTAATGCAGCAGGTAATGAGACACACAATATTATACAGTCAGAATTACCTGATCACACACATGATTTATACAATGACACAAACAATAGACAATATTATGCAGCAAGAACAACGCCCGAAAGTGCAACTACAGGGACAGTAAGTGTACCTACTCCTGCAGGAAGCGCAGAAACATCCAGTGCTATATTAGATGTTGGCGGAATTAAAGATTATAATACCCAATCACCTATGGATATTATGAGTCCTTACTTGACTGTTAACTACATAATCTACACAGGTAAGGATGTAACATGAGTTATAAGATAAACAAAACAGACGGTACATTATTAATAGATTTAATTGACGGTGTTCAAAATACTAGTGTAACTGATATAACCCTCATAGGAAAAAACAGTACTGGCTTTGGTGAAGCATTTAACGAGAACTTTGTTAAAATTCTAGAAAACTTTGCAGCAACTAATGCTCCAGCAAGCCCTCTAGAAGGCCAGTTATGGTTTGATACCACTACTGACACTCTTAAGGTATTTGACGGCGACGACTTTAAAAACGCCGGCGGTGCATATGTAGAGGCGTCTCAGCCTAGTATGGCACAAGGCGACTTATGGTACAATACAACTAGAAAACAAATATACACATACGACGGAGACAACTTACAATTAGTAGGACCGTTATATACAGGAACACAAGGAATAACTGGTAGTATTCCAGATACTATTGTAGATGTGCAAGGGTTCGAAAGAAGTGTAGTAAAACACTTTATAGCAGGAACATTATTAGGCATTGAATCTAATCTCGAATTTAAAATTGCAAGTACTAATCAAGATGATGTTATTGAAGGTCTTGAAACAGATATTGACAATAATCGAATTGTTAAACGAGGTTTTACAATACTAGACGATGATTATAAAATTAGGGGCACTGTTACTGATGCCGACGGCGTTGGCGGAGTTGACATTACAAAACTTGTAAGAACAGATGTTACAAGCACAATTGACGCAAATTTAATTATTCGCGGAAGTGATGGTCTAAAGTATAGTAGTGTACATAAACAAAATTACGAAAACACTAACTTTGTCTACAGAAACTTAGTGCCAAATGATGATTTAAGTATTAAAGTAATCGGCGCTGCTACCGGAACAAATGAAACAGACGCTATTAAGATTGATTCGAGTAATGCATTTGTTGGCATTTACAATAGCAGTCCTGAGGCAATGCTGCACATAGGTAGTAGCTCATTGCCAGGAAATTTAATAGTTGAAGGTGATCTTACAGTCAAAGGCAGTAATACTTATATTGAGTCAACTACTCTCAAAGTACAAGATAAAACTATAGAACTAGGTATCCTAGAAGATAGTACAACTGCAAACAACATTGCAATAGACGGCGCGGGAATTGTTGTACAGTCACTAGAGGGAAGTAAAGATCTTACTTGGGAAAATGCCACAGGAGCATGGACTAGTAATCAAGACTTTAACTTGACTGCAACAAAGCAATATAAAATTAATAACAACACTGTTTTAACAGAAACTGAATTAGGCAGTAGTGTAACAAGTGCCCCGGGTCTTGAAACACTAGGAACACTTACAACATTTGGAACACAGTTTTTAACAATTACAGGCACTACAATTAGTGCATCAAACGGACAGCATCTTAACTTAGCACCCGCAGGAGATGTAGTTGTAAACACTAGTATTGTAAGAGGCGTAGTAGACGGAAACACAGACGATAGTGTTACTACAAAAGGATATGTAGATACTGAAACTGACAAAACAGACCTAGGGTTTTCTATGGATGCTACTGGTTTAGGTAACACAGCTATTGCAGCATACTTAAACACAATGTTTCCAGATAATGCCGCAGGTAGATTGTGCAGAGTATTAGCAACAACTTATACATACACAGGAACAACTGATGTTGAAAGTTCAAAAACAATTACCTCAGTATCGGTAGACAGAGCCGGCGGTAGTGAAAACCAAAGTGTTGTACAAAACATTGAGTTTACTGATGCAGTAACAAGTGTAACTGTTACTCCGACTAGAGTAGTAAAAACATTTGTTTGGTCCGGAGCTGCTTGGCTATTCCAAGCATAAACAAAATAAAGATAAATATGTATAGTACACGGGGTATATATAATGGCATATCAAATTGATAATTTTAGAGGGCAGTTTTTAACCACTGTCGAAGACGGTACAATTAATAACGCTACCGATCTTAAACTAGTTGGTAAAAACTACGCTGGATACGGCGAAATACAAAATGAAAATTTTGTACATTTATTAGAAAATTTTGCTAGCGGACAAGCACCTGGTAAACCTATACAAGGACAAATTTGGTTCGATGCAACAGATGGATCCGAAAAACTTAAATTTTACGATGGAACATCTTGGAGAACAGCAGGCGGATCTACATCAAGTGGTACTGCACCTACTGGTCTTGTTGAAGGCGATTTTTGGTGGGATACGACAAATGAACAATTGTATGCAAAAGGTACAGACGGTTATGTACTAGTAGGACCTCAAAGCACAGGAAGCGGCAATATTACACAGATGCGCAGTATTGAGCTTAATGATAATGCTACTCCTAGTCGTGTACACAGTGTAATTGCAGCTACAGTAGATGATGTTGTAATTTATATTGTAAGTGCAGATACATTTACTATTTCTACAGCAGACGCTATACCCGGGTTTGATGTTGTTAGACAAGGACTTACTCTAGTAGATACAACTAATGCCACTGGCGGTGTAACAAGTTCGGCGATGAGATATCACGGTACTGCTACAAATGCAGACAAGCTAGGTGGAACGCCGGCAAGTGAATACTTAACTAGCTTAAACGCAGCATTTACACAGAATGTTGAATTTGCCGACCCCGGATTAACTGTTGGCGACGATAACGATCTTGTAATTGATGTTGACGGGTCTGAAGTAAGAATCAAACAAAACACAGGCGATAAGATTTGTTTTTATGTAAACAACAGCGGCACAATTGAAAAAGTAGCATGTATACATCCTGATTCAATTCAACCTGCGACTGCAACCAAAACATTAGGAGCATTAAACAACCCGTGGGATGTTGTATATGCTGATACATTTGACGGCAATGCTACAAGTGCTACAGGAGTAAAACTAACAGGGAACATATATTATCCAGACTTTACCGATGTTCCAAATACAGTAGCACTAAGAGACGCAAACGGAGATATCGAAGCACGCAGATTTATAGGTATTGCTACAAGTGCGCAGTATGCTGACCTTGCTGAAAAGTATACTACTGAAGAAGAACATCCAGTAGGAACAGTAATGGCTGTTGGCGGCGATGCAGAAACAAGACCTGCAAAGGTAAGCGATTTTGTAGTCGGTGTTGTATCTGAAAAGCCTGCATATTTGATGAACGCAGACGCAGACGGTCAAGCTCTAGCACTTAAAGGCAGAGTTCCGGTAAGAGTAACTGGTCCTATTTCTAAAGGCATGGCAGTATATGCCTGGCAAGATGGTATTGCATCTACAATTGCATCTAACGGACTTGTTGGCGTTGCACTAGAGTCAAGCGAAGACACAGGCGAAAAATTAATCGAGTGTGTTCTAAAGGTATAAATAACTAACAAGTAAAAGAGGACAAGCGAATGGGAACCGTAAGTGTAGGTGACGTAATTACAGCAGCTCAGTATAATGATCTGCAAACTAGAATTCAAAAAGTTTTAGGCAACGGCGCCGGTGACTACGGTTATGGACAAAGTATAGCAGCAATAAGTGTTCCTGTTGCTAAAACTATCGAAGCTTCAGACATGAATGAACTATATGCTGATATAGTCGATGCTAAAGCACACCAAGACGGCAGTGTTCCAACTACTATTTCACAAATAACAGCTACAAATATTATTGGTGCAGACGCAAGTACTACTCCAAACGAAACCATAAAAGGTCATAACGACTATAACACAGTTGTAGGTCAAGCTGAAACAAATAGACTTTTAGCTGCATCCGGACAAATGAGTATTGAAAGCAAGATATCAAGTGTTCGTTCTAGTAACTGGGGTAATAACCCTGATGTTATTCAACACACTGTGTCAGTTGCATTTCCAGGTGGGCAAGTTACAAAAACAACAGGTGGTGCAAATCATACTGCTAGTGGTGCAGATCACATGCGTTATTTCTTTAATGCTGGCGGTGAAATTCGTTTTAGTGCATCTTTTGCAGGCGGAAGCGGAGCAAAGTACAACGACTGGAATAGTATGGTAACTAATATGGGTACTATTAAGTTTGGCCGCACTGCAACTACTGCAACCGGAACAGGCACTACATCAACTGTAGGGTATCTAGATTTAACAACTTCGTATCAGCAGATATTTAGAAAAACAGGCAGTGGCGTATATGCTGAAAATGATTATATCGTTGAAGCTAGATTAGTAGGTACTGACACTATACAGTTTAGAATTTCTTTTAGAGATGATGACAGTGGCGACCAAACAGGATTAGGACCAGCAGTTGACGAAAATGTAGGTAGTACACTAACAAGTACAGTAAGTCAATATAGAGCAACTGGTTCTTATGTATCAGTTCCTACACCAACTTACACTAACAATACAACTTTACAATAAGTTCAAATATTCCTTGACAAAATAATATAACGGTTATATACTAGTGCTAACTATAGGAGCATATGTATGGACCAGCGACTTGAAAAAGCATTAAACTTTTCTAATTACATGGTTACTCTTAACAATCAAAAAAGAGTACTATCAGAACAATTCAAACAAGATATTATACACTATTACAACGGCGGCCAGTTTACTGTTACGCAGGAACTAATAAGTTTCTGTCATACTCTTGTGTCGTTAGAGCAATCTAGAATTGTACTGGTTGACGATAATAATATTCCAGTTGAAATAGCAGACCTTAGTGCATTTTTAGATGATGTGTTATCAAAGTATTTTGAAGCATCTAACACTTATCTTAACGAATATACAAAACTAAAGTCCAATAGATCAGTGGAGGGTATTCTTGAGTAAAGGTGTTTTAACGTTTGCTAGGAATAATTCGCAAGTTGACTATCTCAAACAGGCAATTTTTCTTGCGAAACGAGTACGCAAATATTTAAATTTGCCTACTACAGTAGCAACTGATAGTGTTGACTATCTTGCAGAAGCATACCCAAATTATAAAGAAGTATTTGATACAGTGATAGAATTAGACTGGACCGATACGCACAGTCTTAAAAGATACTATGACGGCAGTATTACACAAAAACGCTTAGAATTTAAAAATGATTCGAGGTGTCTAGCGTTTGATATTAGTCCATACGACGAAACTATACTACTAGATACAGACTTTATTATTGCAGATGATGTTTTAAAAAATTGTTTCGATCAAGACTTAGATTTTCTTATATACAAAAATGCTTATGATCTAGCAAACTTTAGAGACTATTCTGAATTTGATTATGTATCTGACACAAGTGTAGATTTTTACTGGGCAACTTGTGTATTCTTTAGGAAAACAGATACCAACAACATATTTTTTGATTTAATCAAACACATCCAAGAAAACTGGAGTTATTATAATAGTGTCTATCAAATAAACTCTGTGACCTATAGAAATGATCATGCATTTAGTATTGCTATTCATATTATGAATGGTTACCAGCCGGGCAACTTTGCTGGGCGTATGCCTGGAAAATTATTTTATACTACAGATAAAGATCTAATTGTAGAGCTGACAGATGAGCGCTTTTTATTCTTAGTTGAAAAGGAGTCGCATCTAGGTGAATATGTTCCAATTAGATTTCAAAATTCTAGTGTACATGTAATGAATAAATTTAGTCTTGAAAGGGTAATCGATGTCTAAAGGATTCTTAATGATTGCACAAAACAGTCAAGACGATTATGTTACACAAGCATGTCTTTGTGCAATGAGTATAAAGGCAACAAATGATGCTAGCGTGTCTATAGTGACTAACGATCCTGTGCCTAAAAAGTATCAAAGTTTATTCGAACATATTATTCCAATTCCGTGGGACGATAGTGCAGAAACAGAAGACTGGAAAGTTCAGAATAGATGGAAAGCCTATCATGTGACTCCTTATGATGAAACTATTGTAATGGATACTGATATGCTAGTGCTACAAAATATAGACAGCTGGTGGAAATTTTTAGCTAACTACGAAATGTATTTTGTTAGTAATGTTTACGATTATCGTGGTAATCTAATTGAAGATACATACTATCGTAAGGCATTTAACAGTAATAATCTTCCTAACATATATGTAGGTGTTCATTACTTTAAAAAATGTGACTTTGCTCACGATTTTTATAAATGGCTAGAACTTGTATCAAACAACTGGAATTTGTTCTATGGTCAATATGTAAAAGAACACTATCCTAAGCGTATGAGTATGGATGTAAGTGCTGCTATTGTAACTAAAATATTAGACTGTGAAGATAAGATAACAAATATAAAATCTCAGTATCCGACATTTACGCACATGAAGCCTCACATACAAGGATGGAATACAGTAACAGAGTCGTGGCAAGATAGAGTAGGTGTGTATTTAAAACCTAATTTAGATCTAATTATAGGTAATTATAAACAAGACGGAATTTTTCATTATACTGAAAATACATTTCCTACAGATAAGATATTAAAATTATATGAGGATGCATTATGTCTGTAATATGGGAAGCGCCCGCAGCTAAAGTAGCAACTGGTTATAGAGTATATTTTGATACTACAACTGGTAATATTCTAAGTGTTACTAACGATCCTGATGCAACAGATGATAATCCTTCTATTGAAACAACATTTGAAGATGTTGAAGATATACTCACAGGAAAAGAGTCTATTACTGATGTAAAAGTTACATACAATACTCAAACCAAAATGTATGAGTTAGACCGTAACACATTAGATAAGTATGTATATAATATAAATGATTGGCTGTATGAGTGTAATAATGATTCAAATGCAGATATAAAAATTATACAGGATCTAAAAAATACATGTTGGAAATTTTATATCGGTAGAGAACTAGAAGCAAAATTAAATGAACAGAAGGTAACATTGAATATAGATTGTAATTTTTTTATTACAGAAAAAAATAATCCAAATGTTTTACATAAAACACTTTCATTTCCACTAGCACAGTTGCGTAATGAATTTTATATTGTACTACCGTTTTCTGAAGAATATGAATTTGACGGAACACCGCTGAGCATATATACTACAAGAAGATTTGATACATATTCCTATGAGGTAACAAATGAGTAAGAAATTTAGAGTACTAGATTATGATATTATATATCTAAGCTATGACGAACCAAACGCTGAAGAAAACTATGCAGACTTGTGTAGTAAAATTCCGTGGGCAAAGCGTGTGCATGGTGTTGAAGGATCTGATGCTGCACACAAAGCATGTGCAGAGTTAAGTGAAACAGATCGTTTTGTTACAGTTGATGGTGATAATAAGATTATACCTGAATTTCTTACACAAGAAATTGACTTTGAGGAACATGCTGATCTAGAATCAAGTGTAATAAGTTGGTGTGGTAAGAATGTTATTAACGGACTGCTATACGGTAACGGCGGATTAAAATGTTGGCCTAAAGAATATGTCCTTAATATGAAGACACACGAAAATGCTGATGCTGATAATCTTCATGCACAGGTTGACTTCTGCTGGGACTTACAATATATACAGCAAAATAGCTGTTATAGTAATGTTTACAATAACGCAACACCACAGCAAGCATGGCGTGCTGGTTTTAGAGAAGGTGTTAAAATGGCACTTGATAGAGGCATTAAGCCTACACAAGAAGACTTATTAAAAGGACACTGGAAAAATCTACACAGACTCTGGATTTGGTTGATGGTAGGCGCAGATGTTGAGAATGGTCTTTGGGCAATCTATGGTGCAAGAGAAGGACTTTACAAGACTATGTGTACTGATTGGGACTATGTAAATGTGCGTGACTTTAAATGGTTAAACAATTACTGGAATATCGAAATGGAAATATTTAACGGAAAAGACCTATTAGAGCGTACAAAAGACCTAGGCAATCTATTAATTAAAGAAATGGACATTCCTATTGCAGTAAATCCTTTAGACGCTGGACAGAGTAAGTTCTTTAAAACTGTATACCAAAACCCTAGTAGAAATCCTAATCAACAATTTGTGATAGACCCAGAATGAAATCAGAAACTGATCTTATCAAAGAAAATGTAAATCTAATAGACGACATCAGTCCTACATTCTGTCTAGCTAAGTGGCATCATACTACTATCTATTTACATACTGGCGATACACATAGTTGTTATCATCCTTCTCCTCACCATATACCTATTGAAGAAATACGAAATAATCCTAGTGCATTGCATAACACGCTAGAAAAGAAAAAAGAACGGGCCAAGATGCTAATAGGCGAAAGGTGTGCCGGGTGCCAGTATTGTTGGAATGTTGAAGATATGAAAGACGGTCATATAAGCGATCGAATGATTCGTAATCAGTCTATATATAAACCAGAGCGTGTAGAAGAAATATTAAATAACCCCTGGGACTTTAATGTAAATCCAGAATATGTCGAAGTTGCGTTTAGTAACGAGTGCAACTTTAAATGTGGTTATTGCCATCCTATGGCAAGTAGTTCATATCACGCAGAAATAAAAAAGTTTGGTAAAGTAGACGGTGTTAATAATCATGCATTAGATATTGATTGGTTTAAACCAATGGCAGAAGATGATAACCCTTATATACAGGCTTGGTGGGAATGGTGGCCAGAATTAAGTAAAACCCTAAACATATTGCGTGTTACAGGCGGCGAACCTTTAATGCACAAAAGTACTTGGCGTATATTTGACGAACTAAAACAAAATCCACGCCCTCACATAGAACTTAATCTAAACAGTAATATGGGTCTTAGTCCTCGTATTATCAGTAAGTTTGCAGATAATGTTAATGAACTATTGGAAGAAAACAAGATTAAAAAGTTTAAAGTATATACTAGTATGGACTCTTTCGGTAAACGAGCAGAATACATGCGTACAGGATTAAACACTGAACTATGGGAATCTAACATGAAAAACTTTCTTAATAGTACAAAGTCGGATCTCACTGTTATGTGTACCTTTAACATTTTAAGCGTAACAAATTTTACATTGTTCTTGCAAAAAGTACTAGATTGGCGAAACGAATTTTATGACGGAAAGCGTAGACGCATTAGATTTGATACCCCATATTTAAAAGAGCCATTGCAGTATGATATGCACATATTGCCTAAAGATGAATTCTTACCTTACATGGATCAAATTTTAGATTTTATAAAAGAAAATCAAGATGACTCAGACATGAGGAAATTTAGTGATCTAGAGTACGAACGCTTTCGCAGAGTGCGAGATTACTTTGCAACAGTAAACTATAACGAGGATAAGATTACAGAAGGTCGCAAAGATTTTTATAATTGGTTTACAGAATATGATCGTAGACGCAATGTAAACTTTTTAGAAACATTTCCAGAAATGGAAAATTTTTATAACTTGTGTAAAGGCACTATATGAATATTTTTATAACAGGTATAGCAGGATTTCTCGGCAGTCATTTAGCTGATAGGTTTATTGAATTAGGGCATACTGTCTCTGGCAATGACACACTTATTGGAGGGTACGAAGATAATGTACATGAAAAGGCAACATTATTTAAAGTCGATTGTTGTGATAGATCTCGTATGACCGAAATAATGAAAGATGTAGATATTGTTATACATGCTGCTGCTACTGCTCACGAAGGTCTTAGTGTTGTAAGTCCTGACTTTATTACAAAAAATATATTTCAAGCAAGTGTAAGTGTTATCAGTGCAGCACTTGCAAATAATGTTAAGCGTTTTGTTTATTGTACATCAATGGCAAGATATGGGAATCAGCAACTACCGTTTACAGAAGATATGCAGCCTAGGCCAGTTGATCCTTACGGTATTGCAAAAGTAGCAGGTGAAGATGTTCTTAAAGCACTTAGTGAAACACATGGTATGGAATGGAATATTGCAGTACCTCATAATATTGTAGGTCCAAGACAGCGTTACGATGATCCTTTTCGAAATGTTATGAGTATAATGATAAACAGAAATCTCCAAGGAAAGCCTGCTATTATCTACGGCGATGGTATGCAAACACGATGTTTTTCATATATCGACGATTGTGTAAATTGCTTAGAACGGATGAGTTTAGATCCATCTATTGTAAACGAAGTTATAAACATAGGTCCTGATGAAGGTACAATTACTATCAAGGAGCTAGCAAAACTAGTAGCAAATCAAACAGGAGTTAATGCCGTCCCGATACATATGAATGACAGGCCACGCGAAGTTAAACATGCCGTATGTAGTGCTGATAAAGCAAGACAATTATTAGATTACAAAACTACAACAGATATTAAAACAGCAATTGTGCGCACAACAGAATACATCAGACGTAGGGGAGTAAAACCGTTTGATTATACATTTCCTTTAGAAATTGTTAATGACAAGACGCCAAAGACTTGGAAGGATAAGTTAATCTAATGCATTTTGTTTTTGAATCTATAACAAACAAAGAAGAGTTTTATAACTTATCGTCTTGTGACGATATAAATGTTTCAGGTATACGCAGGTTTACTCCTAGTCCGATAGTAACAGTATTATATAGATTTTCTAGAAATAATCCTAGCTTAAATGTTACAATGTCGACTGCACCGTTGTTTAGTGACGAGCCGTATATTATTGCAACAGGCGTTGCGCACAGTCCCGACGGCTGGGCCGAAGCACCCTACGGAAGTAATACTACTCCGTTTGATCACCTAAATAAACAATATCGTCATGACTTAAAATGGGGGAAAGCATATTTACTTTTAGATCAATCTCACGAAGGTTATCATGAACCTTGGCTATGGGGGTGGTTTCATGACAAGTGTGTAAAATATGATATCCCTGCACAGAAAATAATATATGTAACAGGGAATATGAACAGTTACGATCAATACAACGCTTGGGCAGACAAACATGGGTTAATAGACGAAGTAAGATTAAATGTCTTTCCTTATTCTCATTTTGAACTTGCTATGGCAAGTATGATACCGGAAAGTAATTTACCAACAATAAAACACCAACTAAGATATAAAAAACAAAATGTTAATTCTATTAAGTTGTACGACTGCTTACAAAAGCGTCCTAGAAATCATCGTGCTTGGTTATTTTGTAAATTACATGAACAAAATTTATTAGATAGAGGCATTAATACTATGAATGCCTTTAATCAAAATAATGCGTTTATGGAAGGTAAAGATTTACCAGACGATCAATATAATGCTGTAAAAGATATACTACCTATGTATCCGCCTAACGAAACTGATAATCACACATACGAGTCACAAGATTGTGGCCAGTTTTTAATAAAGTACAATGAAGATATCATGCTAAAAACATGGTTATCGATTGTGAGCGAAGCGCACTATAGTGATCCTGATACAAAGCATACTGTATTTCTAAGTGAGAAAACATTTAAGCCTATTGCATGTTCACAGCCGTTTATAATGTACAGTAACAAAGGATCCTTGCATAGACTGCGTGAATTAGGATATATGACATTTCATCCTTATATAGACGAAACATATGATACTTTAGAAACATTTGACAGGATGGAAGCAATTATAAATGAACTTAAAAGAATTGATAGCTTTACACCTAAACAAAAGATTATTTGGCTTAAATCATTGTCTTCGATATTAACGCATAATAGAAATCATTTAGAGAGACTTGCAAATGCCCCTTCAATAAATATAATGAAGCAGTTTAGAAAGTTATTTTATGTATAATTCTCAAATAAAACAGATTAACAAAGATCTAGCAAAAAAAGGAAAAGCTATAGTATCTATAGGGTGTTCGTTTGTCCAAGGACAAGGTGCAATAAATGATGAAATATTTGACAAATATAAATTTAAAAATATTCATGGAGAGCCTTTGCACTTAGTTAATTCTGATGATGTAACTTCACTTATAAAAGAGTATCCAATATTATATTCGAAACACGGAAATATAGATTTTACATTTATGGAATATGAAAATGCTTTTGTAAATCAGTTAGCAACGCACGAGCTTAGAGGAAAATATGTTCCTATTAATTTCGGACAACGCGGAAACGGTAATAGAGCAAGTATTAAAGAATTATATTTTAATGATATTAATTGGAAATTTTGTAGAGAAATAATAGTTATATACTGTCCTAGTGGTATAGAAAGATTTGACTTTGCAAACGACACTAATAGAGATCATTATAGATGGTTATCAATGTGGCCTTTCGAAAAAGATACAGACGGGCCCCAAAAAGAACTTTGGCAAGGTTATAAAGAAGCATTATATAGTGATAAAATGGCTATAATAGAACAAATAGGCCATGTACAAGAGTTGATGTCTTGGTGTCAACTACATAATGCAAAACTTATAATTACTCCAGGATTTGATAAGCGGTATGATAAAGAATATTTTGCCAATGAACTAAGTATGATAATCGAAAGAGTTGATCAAAAAATGACAGAGTACATGAAGCCTAGTATGTTTAAAAAAGATCCTTTTGTAGATAGATATTTAAATTTATGGCCTTGGGATAAAATGTTTAAACCTATGGGATACGAAACTTTTGCTGATCTTGCAATTAACCAAGAACCTGATGTAGAAAATAAAATAGATCATTACTTTCAGTTCCAAGGAAACAGATCTCCGTTAGGGTTCATAACAGCATGTTCTCATCCAGGCCAAAAAGCACATGCGTTATTTGCTAAGTGTTTGGCCAAACATATAAAGAAAATATCATGACAAGTTCTGAAATTATAAAAATAATACCACCTGAATTTGAAAAAAAGTTTATACAAGACAAAAAACCACATTGGAATTTTTCTAGACAACAGCCAGATTGGCCTAATTATGTAAGAGAGCGTAGTACGCATCCCTTTGGTGTGTGGGCAGTTGATTTACCGGAACATAATCTAAATACGCACGAATATCTTCAATCTGACAATAAAGCCGCGTGGGTCAGTAATAGAACACGCTTAGGTAAAGAATGGTATTATTATGATACTCCTGTTCAGTATACTCGGAATTCTAGCGGATTTAGAACATATGAGTGGAACGACATAGACTGGAAAAATGCTATTGTAATATTAGGATGCAGTTGTACATTCGGTGTAGGAGTAGATGACAAAGATACTATATCTGCACAATTAGAAAAATTATCAGGCAGGCAAGTTGTAAATTTAGGAATTCCAGGATCATCAAATCAGTATATAACTTATTGCCTTACACAGATATATAAAAAATTCGATTCACCTACACACATAATTTGTAATTATACTACTGTTGATAGGGGTATGTATTTTCACGAAGCAGACATTTATCATAATGGTCCTTGGTCTCAAAATACCAAAGATAGAATACCGACCCACAACGCATCATTATATCGAGTAAGATCAAAGGATCTTTATCTTAATAATTTTTATAATCCTGTAAATGCAATGATGCAAACACATTCGTATGCTGAAACAAATAAGGCTCTTTGTAAAGACAGATCAAATTTATTAGAAGTTTCGTTCTTTTCAGATGCTGCTCATGCTGCAAGGGTAGACATGAAAGTTGAGATAGACGGAAGTGCTAGAGATCTTGTACATCCTGGTAGACATAGTTTTAAACAAATGGCAGAGTGGATAAATGAGCAATTATAATAATGCAGCAGACACTGCTGAAAAACAATTAAAAAGAATTAGTTCTAGCATGTGCTATGCAAAATGGGCACAGGTAAGTATGCATTTAACAAACGGCACAACACACAGTTGTTACCATCCTCCCTTGCATAAAATAGATGTAGAAGAAATTGTAAACACCCCTAGTGCATTGCATAATACAAAACAAAAAAAAGCAGAGCGGTCTCAGATGTTAAAAGGCGAGCGTCCTAGCGGATGTACCTATTGCTGGAAGATCGAAGATCAAGGCGGTCGTAGTGATCGTATATATAGGTCAGGAGAATATTGGGCACAAAATGCACGAGGAGATATTATTGATGTTCTTGACACTGGTAATATTACTCCGCGCTATGTAGAAGTTAATTTTAATCAAGCATGTAATCTAAAGTGCATGTATTGTAGCCCTCATCTTAGCACTGCCTGGCATGATGAAATAAAACAACATGGTCCTTATCAACTTGTAGACACAAAACACAATGATACTAATGCATTAGCAGAGCAAGGACTAATGCCTCTTACTGTGCCGCAAGCCGAAAATCCTTACTTGCGAGCTTTTTGGCAATGGTGGCCAGAACTATATAAGAAACTAGAAGTATTTCGTATCACAGGCGGTGAGCCTTTAATGGATGTAAACACTTTCAAAGTATTGGACTATATCTATGAAAATCCTAACACATCGTTAGAGATGAGTATTACAACAAATATGAGCCCGCCAAAGACCGAACTGTTTGACAAGTTTATTTCTAAAACAAAAAAATTAGAAGAAATACAGATATGGGAAGATAAAGAAAAGTTTAATCCTGGTAGTGGAAACAATTGGTATGTTAATCCTGCACTTAAAAATTTAGCATTGTTTGTTAGTGTAGACTCAGTAGAAGAGCAAGCTGAGTATATTAGAACAGGGTTAGACTTCAAACTGATGCAGGATAATGTTGATAGATTTTTAGCAGAAACTAATAATACAACATTAACATTTATTAATACTTTTAATGCATTAAGTCTTCCTAACTTTAAAAAGTTCTTGACATATGTGCTAGAATTGCGTACAATGTATAGTAAGGAGTTACAGGGTATAAAATATATTCCTATTGTCGATCCGTACAATACACATGACGATTATGAAATACACCCTCGTCAGCGTATATGGTTTGATGTGCCAATACTAAGAGATCCGAATTGGCAAAGCATGAATATTGTTCCTGTAGAATATAGTTATATGATTAAAGACGCACTTGACTTTATGAAAGAAAATTCAAATGTAGATAACTTTGCAGGGTTTTACGATTTTGAAATTGAAAAGGTTCAGCGCAACTTAGATATGTTTTTAGCTGCTTCTAGAGACAATCTTGATACGCAACGAAAAAACTTTGTACTACATATGGCACAACACGATCAGCGTAGAGATACAAAATTTGAACAAACTTTTCCTGAATACACAGGTATGATAAATGATTGGAAAGGCTTATAATGTATGACATGGTTTATATAGGACCAGAGTCAGAGCGTTATAATAAGTTAAAACAAAAATACACAACGCTCAAACGTGCTGATAATATAAGTACAGCTCGTAAGATCTGTATGACTAAAATGTTTTGGGTAATATGTAATGACCTAGACATATGCGATGATTTTAATTTTGATTATATTCCAGATCAATGGAGCCAAGATATAGTTCATGTTTTTAAAAATGATGATATATTTGATGGCATAATACTAGTGCCCAAAAGTGTTACTATTACAGAAGAAGAAATTGACCATAGAATTTTTCCTAAGAAAAAAGAAGTTGATATTATAGCAAGCACTCCAATGTCTTTTGATATATTTGAAATAGACTCGTATGATGAGTATCTATCTGCACTTGAAAACAGCTCTACTGAAATGTTTTGGATGACTAGTAATAATCTAAAAATAGATAATAATTTAGTCAACAGTTTTTATATTTCTCATCATGATATAATTGACAGGAAGCAGAATCATGCATTTATACATCGGGTAAATGATACTGATTATTATAATGGTGTATTCTTGTGCAGTAAACACGCTGTATTATCAAAACGTGAAGTTGAATATAGATTCCCTGTAAATCGTAAAGAATGGAATATAATTGCAAGTGGTCCTGTGCAGTACGATATATTTGAAATAGATTCATATGGTGATTATCTATCTGCACTTGAAAACAGCTCTACTGAAATGTTTTGGATGATCCCGTCAGATGTTGATGTATGTGATAGTTTTAAATTTGACATATACTTTAATTTTGACAACGATTACGATAGAAAAACAAACCATGTATTTTTAAATAATAACGAATATGACGGAATAGTTTTATGCAGTAAGCATTTACCGATCAGTCAACGAGAAATCGAACATAGATTTATTGTAAATGCAAAAAAATGGGACATTGTAGCAAGCACTCCTAACCCATATGATTTATTCTATGTAGAAACTTGGGAAGAGTACGAACATGCATTAGAAAGTAGCTCGACAGAAATGTTTTGGACAGTATCTCATAATCTAAAGTATGACCGATCTTTTATAGATAACTTTTATTTTAGTCATCATAATACTTATGATAGAAACGAAAATCATTCTTTTGTACATAGTGTCGGCGATAAGAAATTGCATAATGGTGTATTCTTGTGTTCAAAAAACAAAATACTTAATAAAAAACAAATTGATTATAGATTTTTAGTAAACGCAAAACAGTGGGACGATGTTGTAAGTGGTCCTGTGCAGTACGATATATTTGATGTTGATTCGTATGACGAATATTTAGATGCATTAGAGAAATCAACTACTGAAATGTTTTGGATGATCCCGTCAGATGTTGATGTATGTGATAATTTTAAATTTGAGATGTATTTCAGTCATGATCAACAATACGAAAGAAATACAAATCATGTATTTAAAAATGACAACTGCTACGACGGTATAATATTGTGCAGCAAACATGCAATCATATCTAAACGAGAATTTGAATATAGGTTTCTTGTTAACAAACAAGAAATAGATATAGTAGCAAGTATGCCTAAACCATTTGAAGTCTTCCATACTCCAACATATGAAGATTATTTAGCAGCTAGAGAACAATCACAGTTTGAAATGTTTTGGCTCACATTTGACGATATTGTTGTACAAGACGATTTTAAATTTGATATGCATTTTTCTCATCACGACACATATAATAGAAATATAAACCATGTGTTCAAGAACGGAAAATATCACGACGGAGTTATACTTGCAAGTAAGAATCAAAAGATTTCAGAACGAGAGTTTATGTTTAGATTCCTTGCCAAGAAAAAAGAACATGACATTGTAGCATCCGTTCCTGCACAGCATGATGTTGTATTCATAAGTTATCAGGAACCTAATGCAGACGAAAACTATGAACTTCTAAAACAAAAGGTTCCTAGCGCAAAGCGTGTACACGGTGTAAAAGGTATACACCAAGCACACATAGCTGCTGCAAAGCAGTGTACGACACCGATGTTCTATATTGTAGACGGCGATGCAATCGTAATGGATGACTTTGAGTTCGATCATCAAGTTGCTGCTTGGCAGTATGATCATGTGTTTGTGTGGCGCAGTCAAAATCCTATCAATGATATGGTATACGGATACGGTGGATTAAAACTATTTCCAAGGCAGCTTACATTAGACATGGACACAACTCGACCTGATATGACTACAAGTATTAGTAAAAAGTTTAACGCAATGCCTGCTATTGCTAATATTACAGCATTTAATACAGGGGCATTTGAAACTTGGAAAAGTGCATTTAGAGAGTGTGCAAAATTAAGTTCAAAAGTAATTGATAGACAAAAAGACGATGAAACAAATGCAAGACTCGAAACATGGACTACAGTAGGACACGATAGACCCTTTGGTAAATATGCAATTCAGGGAGCAAAGGCAGGCATGCAGTTTGGGCAGTCTAAAGATGTTGACCTTCGATTAATAAATGACTTTGACTGGTTGCAGGAGCAATTTGATGCAAACATTTGAATTACTAGATAGATTTGAGTTGTTATATCCAACTAATAGTAAACTTGCAGATTTACGTCGAGCATATATTGATCAAGATATTTCAAGCATTTTTAGATTGCTTCCGTCTACAGTAACCGGAGAACTAGAAGACTTGCGTAAAGCAGTGCTTGAACAAAATTTACACAGTATTTTTAGATTAGTCGACGATGATGACTTGCGTAAATTAATTATGGAAGACAACACATGGAAGTTATGGCCCATATTAGATCGTTATGTTGATACACAATTTACAGCAGCGTTTAAAAATTTTTATGTCAACGGCACCGAAATATGGGATGATTGTTTCAGCAGAGGTCAATTA